GGTCGTCTTTCTTATTGTTCTCAATTACCTCATCTGAAATATCGACTCCCCATATCTCACAACCCTTGCGTTCTTTCTTTATCGTCCGTCCAGGTATCCCCACCCCGCAACCTAAATCTATGAACTTATCTCCGTCTTTGACGTAAGTTACAGCTAAGGGGAAGCGGTGTGTCTTGCTCCAATAATCTTTAGCTTTAGCCGGAGTAGTATAGATATAGTTCCAATAAATTCTAGTATTCGTCTGAGGATTATTTGTTCTCTGCATAGCGAGTTTGCTTGTCTAACTTGCGTCTTTCAAAGTAAGAAGGAAAGTCTTTTTTCTGTTGGTCAGTCCCAGAAGGTCCATGAGATACGAAGTAATTTTCTAAGTAGCAAAGCATATACCCATTGAACTTTAAGAACTGGGACATCTCCATATCCTGTACTCCGTGTAAGAATGAATTATCATCCCACCTGAATTTGTCGTAAGCGTGGGCGTCTACGAAGTGACATATCCCTCCTAAGTGCTGGGTCATGCCTATAAGTTCACCTTTTATAGTTCCATAGCCCATTCGTGGTGAACCGCCGGGATTATCGACTAAACCCTGAACGTAACAGGACATGGCTAGCATGTGGTGACATTTCCATATCTCAACCATCTTAGCAAGCCAACCTGGAGTGAGTCCAAAACAGTCATTATCCCATTTAATTATGATGTCATACTTAGGAATCGAGCTTTTAATTAAATCTATGGCCTGATTAGAGGCTTTAGAAATTCCTACATTCTTTTTATTAAAATATCCCCATTGGATATTTTTCATTCTCTCCTGTAAGTATTCAAAAGTTCCATCAGTCGATCCATTATCAATAATAAAATGATCATAAGGATATCCAGCAGTATCATGCAGACTTTTAAAGGATTTCTTTGTATATCCCAGCCGATCATAAGTTATACTAAATACCGCCACTCTCGGCTGGGTTCTGGCTGACGTGTTTAAATAGGGAAGCTCAATCTCAAGGTTGTAAGGGTCCCATTCAGGAACGAAGGCTGTTTGGCTGTCGCCTTTAGTCTTAATTCTTATTGACTTCATGTCCCCGTGTATATGGTAGTTGGTTATAAATATCGGCACTCTCTTGAATTTTTTGCCGTACTTAGTCAACCTGATATATAAATTCCAATCGATATACTTCTTGTACCTCTCGTCAAACCCACCTATATCAAATAAGGCTTGGCGTTTAACGATGATGTCTGATGAGTCTATGAAGTTTCTCTCCATTAGAAGTGCCGGATCGAAGTCTGACATAAATCCCGGCTGGTCTTTGATGGGATGAGGGTTATCCTTATCTGAAACTATCCATCTATCGCCGTAAACTACATCCAGTTTATCGTCTTTTTGAATCTCTTTGAGTAAAATAGCAAGGTGATCTGGTCTATATTCGTTATCATCGTCTAAGAAACATATAAATTCGCCCTTTGAGGCTAATATACCCTCATTTTTAGGCCTTGTATCATTACCGAAGTTCTTCTTGCGCTTTATGTAGCGTATTCTGGGGTCTTTGAATGCCTCTGCAACAGCTTGAGTGTCTTCTTTTGAGTTATCATCCACTATGACAAGCTCCCAATCGGTAAAAGTCTGATTTATAACAGAATCTATGGCCCTTTTCAGCTTTTTAGGCCTGTTATAACTCGACATTACTATCGAAATCATATTAAGCCCTCCCTCATCATCTGTTTTCTCCATGCTGGCTTGTTTCTGGCCCACTCCTGCTTACGTGACTCCTCCCACCGTCTTGCTTTGGAGTCAGTCTTGGTTTCATGCTCCCTCTCTGCAAGAAAAGCATCGTTTCTTTTGAAGTCTTCTTTCCTGTCAACATTTAATATGTCAGGCTCGTATTTCTTCCATGAAGGAACGAACTTAACATAAGTATCTCCTATTTCACGGGTTTTGAGTTTGATTTCGGGGCGTGGGTCATCATCACTGACGTATTTGTACTGGTTAGGACTATAATAAATCCATTTGCCCATAAAAAAAGACCCTTGTGGGGTCTGCCCTTGCGGGATTAACTGTATCAATATATCACATCAAGTCAATACCAACAAGCCCGACTTGCGCCGGGCTATTGGAACAACTTAATCACCTTAGGCAGTTGAACTGACTGTGTGATTAATGTTTACGGCGAAAGCAGAATTCAGCACGTTAGCGCCAAACAAAGTTTTCCATCCTGCCGTTGCAATTTTGTCTGTCGGGTCTCCGACTCCACCGGAACCGAAAGGCTTGATATAAGTCTTAAGATTCTGGAGTTCGGAAACGCCGAACGCATCCTTACCAAACACGGATGTGACATAGATCGTGGTTGAAGCAACAACCGCCGACGTAGTTGCGTACGAACTTCCCCTTGTGTAGCCGTTGGAAGACTGTAAGAAGCGAACTCCATACAGTTTCCCGACTTCACCGGTCATAAGTTTCGTAGCATTACCCTCGGTGTATTTGTTGGCATCTATCCAGCCTCCTGTTGAGGCATCTCCCGTCAAATCGTAGATTGAATCAGGATGTGCTACCGCTACCCAGTTACCGTCTTCCTGTTGGAAGGCGTCATTCCTCTGAAGCGTTCTGGCAGCTTTCCTGACCTCGCTAATTATTAAGTTAGCTCCGGCTGGAACGGCTGACCAATAAGCTGTAGCTGATGCGCTCTGTTGCGTCATCGCTGTTGCGATAACATTCCTGACAAGTGAATCAATAGATACTCCTGCATTATAAGCAAGCCTCTCTATCGCTGCCTTCATGATATCTCCCATTGAGGCATAAGCCAGAATGTCAGATATACCGACTGCGTTGTCATACTGTGCGGTAGAACCTGTCACATTCATTGCAGAAAAGGCTACCGTAGTTGTTGGTACTCCCTCTCCTGTTCCTGAAGTGATGTTGTCCAGATTGACCCATTTCGTCCAGTAAAGGACTTGTGAGCCATATCCGCCTTCACCTGATGCAACTTTCCTGTTCAACTGACCCAACTGTTTGTGACAATTTTGTTACTAGGGCTAGGCATTTCTGCTAGCCTCTACACGTTCCCGTGTAGTTCGGACTATCGCTTCATTCAATTTGTAGATTTTATATTTTCTTTCTACAGATTGAAGCTCCTCACTTAGTCTCTGCTGGTGAGAAACAAGCCATTGACTACCTTTAGCATTTAGCTCTCTAAATTTCCAATAATACTCATCTAATTTTTTAACTATCTCTGGTGCTTTTGTCTTACCACGAGACTTTGTAGAGTTATAGTATTCTTGATATTCAAGAGCAAGAATAGCTTTTTTCTGTTTTATAATTAAATATGGCTGGAATAATCTAATCATTTCTTCCGCCTTTTGACCATATCTAATCCATTGAAATATTATTTTTCTGTTATCTCTTTTATTAGCGTATATGTAACCGCCCCAATTTTCCTTGAATGGTTCTACTACTTCTAAAACAGAATTTGTTATTCCAACAGTAAGATCAAAATCAGGAGTAATACGTTGCATAGATTTAAGTGATTTCTTCGATTGCGATTTATTCACTCGAATATATCCTTCTCCGTCAAATAATCCTGATAAATAAGCTATCCTAGTTGCTTCCATACGCAACTATTCTATCATGCTAAATGTTAATGTGCAAGTTCCTCTTCCATCGGGTTGTCCGTTCTGGAGTTTCCCGTTATTCAGAGGAGATTCATATATAAATTACTCCATATATGGGCTCACTAGAACCAGCTTTTTATCAGCTTGTCTTAAGAACAGTTCGTCATAGTAACGGTTTTTGATCGCTAAACCCGCACCCGTTGTATGGGTGGTTAATGTTGATGCTGTAGTTAAAGCCATAGTAATTTCACCCCCTTTAAAGTATTACTAATAGCCTTAAGTTGTATCCCACAACCCTTGCGATTTCAGCCACTCTTCTTTTTCTTCAATCGTCATCTTTTCAGGATCGGCTTTTGTGCCTTCCCTGTTAAGAACTCTATTAGTAATCCCTTGGTCGGACTGTTGGGCTTTCACAGACCGGGCCTCAAGTTTCACATCCGCCAGCTTTGAAGTTATCTTCTTAGCCATTTGTAAAGCCTTTCGTGCAGCCTCAAGACGGGTTATTGAGTGATTCCCTTTGGGATCTTTCGACCCCTCATAGATGGAATAACCCAATTCGTCCATCTCTAAACTGTAGTCCGGGCTTTCCGGATTAAACTGAGGCAATGTACCTTTTAAGAGTTCGGTTTCAAGAGCTTCTGTCTTGTTTAAAGGAGCTTGAGCGGGAGGAGGCGTAGGAACGTAATTAGGTTTCTGCGCTCTTTCCCTTTCAGCTGATTTCCACTTAGCATAGACTTCCTTAAATCGGCTCTCAGGTACATACCTTTTTCCTGTCTCATCGGATGCGGTTTCGACCATCTCTGGTTCGTTTTCGGTCTCCTTAGCGTCTGTTGGGACAGACTCTTTGGTTTCCGCCGACTTCTCTGCCGTTGCATCTTCTTCAACAGTGGTTTGTTCTTGAGTTGATGACTCCTCGGGAGCAGTGTCCTCTGCTATATTTCCTTCCCCGTCAGTTACCTGACGGTTAAGGGCATCTAATTCATCGGGTGACATATAATCACCCCCTTTCGCATGGTTTATAAAGACCAAGAACTTCCCGTTTGCTTTTTAAGCAGGCTTTTGGCCTGGGATGGAAATAGGGGCAGGCCTACTTCCGTCTCAAATCAAAAACCTTGCCATCGAGTATCCTCATGTATCCCGGTACTCTGAACCCCCAAGAACACTTAGTGCATGATGCCGTCCCGTCATTGTTGTCCATGTACGTCCCTTTCATATAGTCCTTATGATTACAAAGCGGTAAAGGTATAGGGATACTCGTATAGTGTTCCCCACCTTCGAATATGTAATCATCACTTTTTGGCAACGGGCTTATTTTGTTCATCTTCTACTGCCTTGATATCGTTCTCTATTGATCCTAATAACTTTTTAATCCCTATTAACTCGTGCCTTTCACCTTCAAACTCCTCTATCTTTTTCTTTTCGTTTAAAAGCAGGTTTGAGGCGAATACCTGTACCTTGCTCTGGTAATACTTCTTAACCCATTCCCATCCCCGGCCCCTGACCATTACCTGGTAGTCCGATCCCCGCTGAAGGGACTGCTGGTATGCCTCCTGCTGCTCCTTCGTCAAATCCACCGACTTCACCTCCTAA